TCGTTGAATAATTGTTGAGCTTTATATACTAATCCAATAGAAAAAGAATAGGCGATGGTCTGTTGGATGGCATTAGCAATTCTATTGGAAAAACTCTGAAATACATTTGCACCAGTTTTTGTACCTTCCATTGCAGTATTCATTCCCGCAAATGCGTCTCTCAATTTTTTCACATTATCTGCGGTGAGTTCTCCCGCTTTCCCTAATCTTGTAAAAGTTTCTATCTCATTTTTTAGTGCAGCAACAGATTGTTTTGCTGCACTAACCTGAGTACCCCTCATTCCAGATAATTTTTTTTCGTTTTTATCAGCCGCAGCAGTATATCTTGTTAAATCACCTGCCATTTTGTCAGTATCAGTTGAAGTCAATTTTACTATCTGCTGAAACTTTTCCATAGCCTGAGATTCTGAAAGAAGTTTAACTTTCCCTTCGTCTATAGCTTTCTGTAAATTTTTTTCTGTCTGCGTATAATCTTTTGTTATTTTTGTAGTTCCACCAAATGCATCTCCGAGTTCTTTAACTTCCCCGGTTTGAATTTTAAATATTCCTTTTTCTGTTTTAATAGTTTTAAAAGTTGCTATTAATTTTCCAGTTCCGAGAGTAGCCGCATCAGTCATTTTTGTAAATTCTTCAATACCACCTAGCATGTTAACCATGCTTTTACCTTCCCGCATAGCAGGTAAGTCAAGCTTAAATGACTTGGATGCTTGGGAAAGTTTAGCATTCATATCGGCTACCGTTTTATCAACAGAACTCGGCATAAACACTGTCGTGACAGGAAATACAATCTCTAAACCACCACTAGCCATCTAGCACCTCCTTCTCCATCTCTTTTATCACTTCTTCGCTTTTTTTAATGTCGAAGACAGTTGCAATAGGGAAGATAATTTCTATTCTGCTTCCAGAAGCTATTGTCATATAAACCTCCTCAATAAAACCATAAAACTACAATTTTAAGTTCTCTAAACCCTCATATATTCTATCTCGGGCTGATGTGTCGTCGTAAATTTGAATCATATCACTTGACCACCCCATTAATTCTTTAATTAATTGTGGGGGTATATTTTTCTTTGAAAATAATGTTACTAAATAATGACGGACCGCATGGGCGTAAAAGGGTACACCTAAATATTTTTCAAAGCCTTCAATCCAACCTCGTACAGTAGCACCAGTAGCAGGAGTTCCGTCTTGTTTAATAAATAAAAAATTATGATTTAATTTTTTTTCTTTTAAAATTTTGGCTCTTTCTTTAAGCCATTCTTTATAATAAGGCATAAACTTTTCTTTTAAAATATATTTATAAAGTAATTTTCCTGATTTTCCCTTGCCTTTTGTACGGATTTGCTTTGTGGTTTCGATAAATAAATCTCCAAACGCAGTTCTATTTTCATCAATTAAATCTGTCTCGAAACATAATAATTCTGTAAATCTAGCACCGCTAGTTGCAGCGAGGGCGAGCCAACACGCTTGTTGCTTTTCATTTTTACTTAAGTGTTCTAAAAGATTTTCCATTTGTTCGTCTGTTAAAATAGTTTTTTCTCTCCGCATTTCTTTGGGACTCGATTCTATAATATTCAAAATCACATTGCGAAAATTAGGGTATTCTTCGTCATAGAACTTAGTAATAAAATTAGATAGAGAAGATAATGTGCTTCTAAGATTATTTAATCTAGCCGAACCTAGTTTTAATTCTTCTGATGCATAAGAGAAAAATTCGGAAAATTCTAATTTTTTAATATCTGTAAATTTTTTATTGTTATTATTTAAAAGATTCCATGATAAAAACATTGTCAAATTTGACTCATAAACTGTAATAGTTTTAGGGCTAACCCTTATTTGTTTATCTTTTAAAAACCTATTCATTAAAGATATATTTTCAGAATTTATTTGTGATGTTAATTCATCAGATGTTATTATTTTTCTAAATGTTTTTCTTGGCATTTTTATTCTCCGTTTTGATAATCTTGAGGAAAATTAAGTTTACCTAAATCATGATAAAATTCCCAAGATGATTTGTCAAAAGTTTTTGCAGCTTCGATGATATCCGAGTAATAACCTAAATATATTCTATTCCTATTTGTAGGATTAACAATTCTAACTATAAAATAATTGTGTTTATCTTTTGTTATTCCTATATATCCTAATTTATTGTTTTTATTTTTTTTACAAGACGATGAGTTGCTTGCTTTTTTTCTTGATTCCTCGGAAACAACTCTTCCCTTTAGTGCTTTGGATATTTTATCTAATGTTTCTTTAGATAATCGTTTTCCGTACATGGGGTTGTTTATACCAGAAAGAGCCACTCTTAGTTTTTCTCTATGCTCATCTGTAATAATTACATTTCTCATTGGGGTGATTCCTCCCCACGATATATTATATCCGCTTTCTGTGGAGTGAGAATGTAATTCTTTTATCCAATAAATCTCTCTTTCATCCAATAAGTCTATATGGCATTTCTCTATAATAAAAAACTTAAAACAATCTTTTCCATATTTATTCCATGCCTTTTGAAAGTAGACATTATTTGATTTATTATTTTCAAGTTCTCTCATGTGTCTCTTATATCTTCTATTTATATCTTGAGTTTGACCTATATATTTTTTACTATCTATTATATTTTCAAAACAATATATACAAGAACAAGTGTCTAATTTTCTCATTTTATAACTCCGCTCTTAATGAAGAATGTAAGCCCTACAGAAAAAGCATCTGACTCGTCATAATTCTGAAGTTTTATTTTTGGGTATTTCTCTTTAATCACCCAATATATTTCTTCTTTAGTCATATTCCCCTTTCCTCCAACTATCTTTTTTACGCTGGATGCCGGATAATAGGTCTGTTCATATTCTGCAAATAAATAATTTACTAAACCATGAACTCTAAAAATCATTTGAGTACTTTGATTATAACGAGTAAACCCTTGTTCAATCACAAGTATTTCGGGCGCATATTCTTTTGCTATTTTTTTTAATTCATTTCCAATAATTTGTAGCTTAAGCTTGGTTTCATTTTCGCTTTTAGTATCTATGGTAAATGCTTTTACAAATTTACCATCATTGGAAAAAATACATACCCCTGTAGAATTTAAAGATAAATCTAATGCATATACATATGTTTCCATTATACCTCCCAAAAAAAGAAGGGAGTATATTATTCATATACTCCCTTCCTAAATAGATAGATTATTTAACTGGTTCTTTTCCAGCGTTTGCTTTGGCTTCTGCTCTTTGTTGATTTTTCTCATAACTAAAACCAAACAAAGGTGTACCTTTAATGGTGTTGTAAGTAAGTTGACCACCCAAGATTTGAATGACATAACCCAAAATAAATGTAAGTAACTTGAGCCATTCGTTTACATCTGACCATACAATAGGTACTTTTAAGAAGTAAACAACTGTTACTGCAAGGAATACAAAGAGGCTGATTCCTTGATACCATTGTTCTGATTGACCATCTTTAATTACACCAACTTTTTTAAGTACACTTATTAAAATAGAAACAAATGCACCTAATCCGGCTAATCCGGCAATAATCATTAAAATATTTTCTAACATTTTTTTATTCTCCTTTTTTAAATAAGTATTTTATTTTTTTATGTAAGTTTACTTCTATCAAATCCAAACGATGGCATAGTTTTATCTGTCAAACTCATATAAAAAGACGTTCCTTTTCTTTGTCTTTCGAATATATTATTATCATAAGTAATCATATCATATCTTTTCGTATATAAATTTTGTAATGTTTTAAATGTTTGCATCATCGGATTAATTTTATTACGACTTAAAGCTCCTCCCTCAAATGTTGCATAAAAATCTAAATTTTCCATAGATATTTTAAAAGTTTCTTGAACTGTAATTTTTCCGCTTACTTCTACGGTTTCAAAATCAGAAGTTAATCTTTCAAATCTAACAATTGGACCCGGGCTTGTGGAAGTATCTTTTAGATAATCTCCGGAATTCGGTATAAAATGTTTTTGAGGAGATGTCATTGCTTCTGCTATTCCTCTTTTTACTAATTTTCTTATTTCTCTTATTTTAAGTTCTACATATAGCGCCATTGCGACAAAAACATATTGTCTAGATATCGCAGTACCTCCCGGAGAATATGGTTCGGAAATTATCAGTAAAAGATTTTTCATTTTTATATATAATTCTAGTAGAGCCATTGCTTCCATTTTTTCTGCTTCTAATAGTATATCTCTTGCTTTTTCAATACTTGGTTCTGATTCATCGATTATCATTGCTATTGTGTAGGAAGCAACTTTTATTTCTCCGGCTCTTTGTGTTTCTTTTATTTCTGCAACTCCGGGAATATCCGGTAATGGACTATTTCCAGGACTACTTACATTATTAAAAATTAATACATCTTGAAAAAAATTTCCCAGTTGTTGCTTGTTAATTGGAACATCCCCTAGGAATTTTATAATCCCTTTATCAGTTTCATAACTTATTTGCTTACTGGGTAATCCGGTTTTTTCATCTACAGCTAGTGTATATACTCCTTTTGCCGCAGCATTTCCCGCTGCTGTTTCTAACATGTTTTTAATTATTGTAAATTTATCCTCTACAGCTTTTGCCACATCGTTAGGAACATTCGCAGCCCCAAATAAATCCTTTGCTACCAAAGACATATTACCAGAATATTTCTTATACGTAGAATCTACTGTATCTTCTTGTATATCTTGGATAAAATCTACAATATCTTTAGAAGTAAGACCTTTTCCTAATCCGTATTTCATTGCTTCCGATATTCTTTCTTTATGAGTAAAAAATGGATTTCCTACTTCAATATTCATCATAATATTTTACCTCCTTATAACTATAATTTACAAGAAGGTCCATAAAATTATCCTTTTAAAAGGCTAAATCATCTTCTTGTCTGCGTATCCTTTTTTGCTCCATTTCTCTTTCATACCCACAATTTTTATTAGAACAAGCAATGTATTCTTCAGCAACAACAACAGGAATTCCATTTCTTATTTCACTTATGTCTCTCACTCTAATTTGAAGTATGCTCTTACATTCCGGACAACGTTCACTAAGGGAACGCTTTAGTCTGCCTATCATTTTATTCCTTTTTTATCCCATCATTCAGTTCGTCTATTAAAGGTTGCTCTATAGAAGCTAAATCAGAAGGGTTTCTCATGATATTAGCTTTTTCTAAATCATCAATAAGTCCCATTCCAACATTTTGTAATTCCTTAATATCGTCCGGGGAAATCTTGTTTATTTGGTCTATAAATCCTTCGGCTTTTGCTAATAAATCAGAAAGAACTTTTCCGAGTGAGTTGTCTAACTTTTCTTGTTCTTTTACTTCATAAACAACTTCGTCTAATCTTCTTTTAAAATTCCAATAATTAGTAATTTCTCTAGTTATCATTTCCCAAAGTTTATCATCGACGTATATATTATTATCCACATCACTCATGTCAATGTTTGTGTTGAGTTGGATAATATAAAACATTAACCTACATTCTGCTTCAAAAACATGATATTTAGTTTTTTCTACCACAATTTCAGTTATGTCTCCAAAGAAATCTTTAATATATTCGTTGATTAAAAGTACTTCTTCTGAAAAATCGATAAATGGGTTTATTTCTATACTTACCCCATCATATTCAATTATTTTGTTTTCCGGAGTTTTTATCTCCAATTTAACCTTATCCATTATTTCTCCATTTTTTTAAAAAAGATAAAAAATACACCGTCATTTTTCAATGACGGTGTATTCTTATATGTTATTATGTTCCGTAAGCAATCCAAGATACAAGGGCATAGTGTGCCGCCATGCTTCCTGAAGCTGCAATCAAAGGTGTCCAGCTTGCGCTAGTAACCATCCAAGACGAGACCCAAATAACCCCCGCAACACTACCTGTAGTAGCCGTAACCTTACTGTGTATGTTTGTAGGACTTCCCGATAACTCAGCTACAACCCCGAGAACAGTTGATAATCCTGTAACTATTGGTATAACTGGACCACTCGGGGTAAAAGACCCACTGATAATCCTTTTATAGCCAGATACGCTACTTCCAGAAATAACTATACTTCCAGAAGTTACTAAAGCATCTAATACACTCCCTAGCGCTACATCTTGTGCGGCGCTCATGGAGTTATTCAAATTTGTAATTTGTGTTGAAGTTAAAGCCATAATTTAATCCTCCTTTATAATTAGCTTTTAGATACATAAATAATATCGCCAGCTTTTAATTTCTTATTTTTATATTCTTCCGGGATAGCGATTTCTGTTCCGCTTCCATTGCTATCAATCCCATAAAATCCCGCAGAATCGACTCTAAGAATTGTAAAGGGAAATTTATCAGATGTAGGTTTTGATTCTACAGATTTTTCAATTTCTTCTATTACTTCTTCACTTTCTTTCAAATCGAAAACAGGTTCAACGGGAAATTCTATACTTTCTTTTTCTCTATTGTCTATATTTTCTTCAATATTCTTTTTTGGCATTTTGTTTTCCTTAATATAGAAGGGGTAGTTTTATTCTACCCCTATTATTATGCGGCAACTGTAACTCCGACATACCCGATAATTGTAGAAGCCGACGTAGCTGAAGCCGATATAACAACCGAGCCAGCCGCCAATGCTACAACTGAACCACTATGAGGTGCAGCACTTACGCAACTCGCAGCAGTGGAGCTAAAAGAAAGATATACATTAGGAACTTTAAAAGCGCTCCCTGTATAAGGAATAGCATAAACCACAAAGGTTTTACTTTCACCAACTGTTAATGAAACATTTCCACCTGAAAAAGATAATGACGAAATATTATCATACCAGTTTGTATTATCTATAATTTCAGTAATTGTAGCATAGTATGAATCAACTGTACATGCATCTGCACCTGTAGCGGTTGGTGTATAAGCAAGAGCCGTACCAGTAAGCGGTGTATTGGATACACCATCAGCTTTCATGGAGATTGTAAAAGCTCCTGAAAGTTGTGCTCTAGGTACAATAATTTGTACCATACCAATCTTATTTGTAGTAACATCAGCAGAATTCAACTGAGTTTCCATAACCAATTTCAAAACTTGTGGAATCATACTTGCTTTGATGGTGATACTTTTTCCAGCACTTACGTTTGCTGTAAGATAACGTACACACCAATTTCCACTTGTTTCAGTTCCTACAACAGGAAAACTTCCTATTGAACCACTGAATGTAACTCGTTGGGTAACACCCAAAGGAGAAGTTGCCCAACCATATATGGTTGTACCTGTGAACGCTAAAGGTATTTCACTAACAGAACCAGAACTACCTTGAACTGCTATGGTTTCTTGCACATAATAGTTACCAAGTTCATATGTACCACCCACTGTTGCTCCAACTAATTCTAGATTCCATTGCGCTTCTGTTAAGTTAAATTTCATTTCCGCAGTGTGATAGTAAGTATAAAGCAATTGATTACCACGTCCACCACGAACAGGTGCTGAACCTAGAGAAACTTCGATAGAACTGTCTAGCAGTGTCTTTGCTACGAAAAGCAGATTATCATCGTTGTCATACCCAAAAACGTCTGCGACACTTGTCAAGAATTTCTTTATAGCCATAATTTTAAACCTCCTGTATTTTTTTAATAAATGCTATTTTTTAGCACTGTCGAATGATACTTTATCTTGCATTTCTTGCAAGTCTATAGTAACATCATCGTACTCATTTTTATCGTCTAAATCTGTTAACCAGTGTTTAATAAACGACTTATCTTTGAACTCAACCATCCCCGACATACTTGCTCCTAGATAAATTTTATAGTGTATTAGATTATCCATTCTCCTTATGCTCTTTATAAATTTCCTTATGCTCATAGAGTATATATATTCATGAGTCCATCCTGTTGAAACAGAAAGAGAGATAATATAATCTTCAATAGATGCAACCCCTGTACCAGCTATTTTTCTTTTAAATTCTCTGGCTTTTTCCATAGAATCCCTAACTTCTTTAGAAATATTTTCGTCTATTAAGTCTACAAGATTTTGTGTTGCTATTATTTCTTTTATTTTATCAAAATCATCAGATGTATATTTCTCTTCTTTAATAAGGAAAAAGGGTTTCTTTGTTTCATCGTCGTATCTATATCTTTTTATGCTTTCTTGTATTTCTGTAAATGTATCATCTTCTTTCAGACACATTGCCAATAGCCTATCGAACCATATTAGGTAAGGATAATCTACTGGATTTTTTTCAGTAATATTAAAAACATATTCCATATAAGTCATTGAGATTATTTCCGGGTTGGGGATGCTATTTTTATCTATATTTAAGCATTGAGAATAAATATTAAAGAGTATATAGTCTTTTACTGTTACCGGATATATATTTATATTTTTATACGGAATAGGTAAATCATAAGTAATATAATATGAAATATCCATATTTTTATGCCGAGTAAGTTGAGAATATTATTTGTTTTCCACCAAACGGTATTTGACCAGCTTGGAATAAGCGAGAACTTTGGTCAATCATCCTATCTATAGCCATCAAGCCCAATATACCTATATTTACACCATTGAATAAAGCAAGAAGTTCTCCCGCAATTGTATCAATTCTAGTAGTATAATTAGACAAATGATTTATTTTATAATGGGAAAATATTTCCATGCTTACTTCAATAACACCAATAGTACGATTATAACCCATAGCGTAATGCGGCATTATTCTTACCAATGTTACTTCTTCTACTAAAACATCGGGTTGTTTCCCATCCATAAAAACATTATATTTTGAACTATCTTGTTGTCCAGCATATATTAGAGCCGCTTTTTCTTCTTGTGTTAAATCTGGTTTATTCCAAGCATCAGGGCTAGTATATTTCAATAATTTCCAAACTGATTCATTATTATCCATCATGTGTTTTATACAAGTATACGATATTTGGTTAAAACGTTGAAAATCATTATAGGCTATAAACCCGATGTCTTGTGTTGGTATATTTGGCATTGTTTTTCTCCTTTAAGCAGTATCAAATTGCCATGCTCCACGTAAGAAAATATCAAACGATTTTGGAGCTACAACGGAACCAGTTGTGCATTGTACTGTCAGGTGAGATGTTAAATCTTTTAACATATTTGTAACTTTAAAGTGATTTCCATCAGTTTGAGAAAATATATAACTAGTAGATGGAACATTACTACCGCTACATGTAATAATAAACGAACCAGACGATTGAATATTATTTTCATATAGATAAACTGAATATGTTCTATTAGTTCCCTCTAGAATATAATTTGTATTTGGACTGATTAGTATATTGTTATTCATTGTTGGGCTAGCACTAACAGTCACCCAACAAGTATCACTTGCTGGATTTCCATAGACAGAAGCCGTTATTGTGCAATTTCCATTTGTGTTGAAAGCAACAAGAGTACTTCCGCTGCTTCCACTAACGGAAGCCACTGTAGGGTTAGAGCTTTTCCATTCTATTGCTCTTATAACACTGTCTCCATTATAAATAACATTTGCATTTAATTGTATTGCCCCAGTGGGGGAACCTGATATACTCCCACTATTTAAAGTAACATGATAAACATTAGTATGTACATCACAAATACCGTTAACAATATCATCCAATTCCTCATTAAGAAAATTAGCAATTAAATCTAATGTTAGTATGTGAGCACTGTTATTGTCATAAGTTGTAACATTTGTAAAGTCATTTATACCTGTTCCTGTCACTTTATAACATACCCAATGTTCAGGATTTCCAAACAAGAACCTTTGGTTTTCATTTATTTTACCACTTCGCTCATTTAATTGAGTTATAATATGTAAAAATCCACCGGGAGTTGGGAAAGGCGAACCTTGTGTAATATAATCTCTTGGTTCTTTTACCAGATATTCTATAGCACAAGGTTCTTCATAATAAACACCTGTTGCTTCATCAATCCATCTAAGTGTATTATTACACCTTCTAATTGTGCATGTTGCTGCTATATTTTTGATTACTTCGGTGTTTATAACTATCCAAGTGTTATTATCAAATATATAGCGTAGTCCTAAATCTAATTGATGATTTAGGTCAGGAAACAAAACTGTTTTCCAGTCGTCTCCAAGTTTTAAACCAGTTTCTGCGTTGATAACATGATTTATACGAACATCCATGTTAGCATATTTTTCAGTACCTATTCCTGTTTCTTCTCGAATAGTCCACCAACTTGAAGAGTTATAAAATTGTTCATTAAGAGTTTGTTGGAATAAATCAATATATTGTTGTTTAGGGTTTTCCCCTTTTTTTGCTCCTGCATACATTGAAGCGGGGATGGATTTATATTCATAAGTCATATTACACCCCCGAGAATGATTGGGTATACCAATCAGTCCAGTCATTTCTTTTATAACTATAATCTTGTAATAGCTGAGAACATTGTTCTTTTACTATGTTTAGATGATTTGATTTTTCTCTTAGATTTTGTGCTTCAGAAGCTATCTTAAAATCTCGGTCAGTTATATGCAAATTTAGTTGGGTTATATCTCCCACAACCTTTTGGAGCCAATATCTCATCATTAGCGTAGCTAAGATGGTTTTATTGTCCCGGCTTAATTCAGCCGGGAATTCTTTTGTGGTATTATTGTAATTTAGGTCTTGGTCACATACTTTAAAATCTACAATTGCAAAATCTAACCATTTTTGTAGATAATCTTCAAAATCCGGGAGAGATGTATTAAACAAATCTATGAGCCTATAATCAGTAACAGTCATAAGAAAATAATCGTAAATCTCAGATAAACTTGTATTAGCCATTTTCGCCTCCATATGAAAAGTTAAGCGGATTGCTTAAATTATTTGTGATTATATAAGAATCATATGCTTTTGCTGCATCTTCTTCTTTTTCATAAATTCCTATATATTTACTTTTTCCATTTAAACATATTCCAGCGACCCATTTGTTATTGGGTTTTTTAAAACATACGCCTAAAAACTTAGAAGAGGTGATTTTTCTTTTCTTTCCAAAAAAAGGATTATTATTTTTAGAAATATCTGCGTGATTTTTAGATATATTTTTTTTATGCTCCTCTGAAAAAACTTTTCCTTTGGAAGATTTTGACATTCTCTCTTTTGTTTCTGCCGAATGGATTTTTCCTGTTCTAGATTTTGACATCTTTTCTTTTGTTTCTTTAGAATGTCTTCCGTTCCTTCCCGCTGTTTTTATATTATATCCTTTATCCGGATTAAGAGTATCGTAGGCAATAATCCAATAATTTTCCATTAAATCTAAAAGATTTTCATTACATTCTTGAATAATAGAAAATTTAAAATTTTCTTTACCATACCTATTATATGCTTTTTGGAGGTGATTATTTCTATGTCTATTATATTTCAAACTATTTCTATGTCTTATTATTCTATTACTAATATCAATAGCTTGACCGACATACTTCTTATTGTTCACAGTATTTTCGATACAATAGATGCCAATCATTTGACCTCCTTTTGATTATTTTATTGTTGTTGGTTCTGTTCAACCAATTCTTCTGCTAAAGCTTTCTCTTCTTCTGCTTTTTGTGCAATATCAATTTTTGATAATCTGGAAATTCTATCTACAGTATACAAATTTACAGAGCCAGAGTCATTCTTTACTTTTTCAATAAGCAATTGTACAATTACTTTTTGCTGATTTGAATTGGATGAATTATAAAGGTCGATACAATATTCTGTGTTTATATTGTTTAGTATTTCTTCTATTTTTTCCTTTGTTAATATTTTGGAGTAAACTTCATCCAGACCATGCTGGCGTATAACTAACGGGTCAAGTATATAAAAATATCCTGATTCCATGAAAGTTCGATTGACTTCTATTATATCTACCAAATCTTTATAAAGAATGTTTTTCACTTCCCCAAACTTGGTAAATTTTTTAACATCTCCCTGCCCACCTTCTTTAGTTGATAGGTTTAACCTATAAGGCAAAAGGCTCATAACAGGTACATAATCGTCTAGCAGAACTTTATTTCTTCCAGTTTCTATTGTACGTTTTCCCATTTCTGGTTCTACGGTATCAATGGTTGGTTCTAATTCGGCTAGTCTTGCTTTCAAAGCTTCGACTTCTTTTTTTTCGTCGGCTGAAAGCTGTGTAGATGATTTTTTGTTCATTTTTCTCCTTAATATTTTTTAGGAAGGGGCGGTTTCCCGCCCCTATTCTATAATAGATTATGCTAATTGAATTGTTGCAGCAACAGCGTTAGTTGCAACAGCGGTACCCCAACTCTTAATAAGGGTTGAAGTTTGAATTAAGTTAGCGTTTGCGTAAACATCACTGGTATATGAAAGTACATTACCTTCCAAAACAACCTTGATGAGTTTTTGTGACGAAGGGGAAACAAGCCAGATACGAGAATCTGAGAGTTTCAAACCGAATGGGGTCTGCCAATCAGCTACCTGTGGGAGTACCATAATATCGGTTCCTTGGAAATCACGTAGATAACCAACTTTCACGTATTCGCTTTGGAAATCATAGCGATAGTTGGCGTTTGCAGGAAGAATGCTCGCTAAAGCGCGCTGAGTACCGATAGCAACCGCTTTTGAACCACCATTCCACGCAGCAACAGTTTGTGAAAGACGAACAAATTCTGACTGAGTATAGCCAGCTACAAGTAAACCAGTGCTTGCAGTAGCGTCAACAGCATCCATTGCAGTGTAGAAAGCATTGTACACGTCAACAGCTAATGCTGTCTCGAATGAACGTACCATCTTCATAACAAAGTCTGCTAAAGATTCTTTTCCTGCAAGAACTTTCATTAATGACACAAATACTGTCATTTCACGAGGTTCTGGAATAACTGTAATCTGACCTTTGAACTGCTTGTGTAGTTCGGTTGTTCTCTTGCTACGACCTGCTTTAGAAACGATGAATAAATCACGAGGACTTACATCGAACGCCGCTGAGTCGCCCCAACCGATTGTACGAACTTCGGAGTAAATTCCAATACTGTCAATGATAGTTTCTGGAAGAATCATATCAATAACAGCAGAAATAACTGCGAAGGTTGCCCACTTTAAAGCAGGGTGATTTGCCCAAGTCTCAATAGAGAACGTGTCAAAATTTTGAACACCTGCTACACGTAAAATTTCACGTTTTAAAGCTGCATTTAATTTTTCCTCTTTTTCTGAGAAGCTAAGAGGTACAACTGCACCCTCGGGTGTAATTGTATTTTGTTGATATTCAACATTTTTCGCACCGTTTAAAGCACGATAGTGATTCCAATAATCAACGAACATTTTATAAGGTGTTAAGTTCTGTTCACCTGCGAAAGTAAGTACTTGATTTGGGATTTTCATAATATATATCTCCTTTTATCCAAAATTATATAGAAACGCATTCCAGCTTATAAGCTGCAACACGCTGGTTATCAATAGCACCAGTAGCAAGGGAAATATATGTTGTTGCAATATATTTGTAGACCAGACCTGTTCCTTGTGCATTTGCCCATTCTAACTTATAACTATATGCGATAGTACCAGCATAGGTATTAGATGAGAAACTTCCGGTAAAAGCATCGGCTGTAAGTACTATAATGTCTCCAAGTTGTGGCTTGTAAGCGGAAAATACCTTACCTGCCGCATTGAAGAAATTACGTGGGTCAGGGTCAAGACCTTTGTATTGAGCGTTGGTAACAACAATTTCGTCACCAGAATATGCCATCCATAAATTCGTAGCGGAACCTGCAACTGGTGGAGTAACAGCAAATACTTCTGTTAAACTACCGGAAGTGTACTCCGCACCCATTAATAAAACGTTACCATTATCTAATGCAACAGAGCCACTCATAACGCTTCTATTTAAAGAATCGATGTTCATTGCTGCAATTGCTGATGGAATTAAAACTGCATGTGCCATAATAAAAACCTCCTGTTTTTAAATTAAATTGATATACCCTTGGTTTTAATCCCAAAGGCTTTTTTGTTTCTTGGTTGCACCACCAAAAGGTAGTCCAACTTCTATAGTGCCCTTGCTTTGGGGAATCCTGATTGCAAAATCAAATGATTTTGCTTTGCAGGAATTTTTCCATGCTTCCATATTTGCTAAAGTATAATTTGCGGCATCCGCTTTCATTTCTGCTTTAACATCATCAGGAAGATAGACAGACACAGAGAGTTCTTTCAAAGTTTCATTAATTGCAAACTCTTTCTGTTGACCCTCTAATTCTGCTTTGAACTTCTTGAGTTCTTCGTTTTCTGCCATATATGCTTTTTTCTCTTCAGCCATTAATGCCATCTTATTACATAGCTTTTCGATTTTTGCAAATAGACCATTCATAACGATTCCGAAGTCTGCTTCTTTGCCTTTGGCGCATTCCACCTTAGCCATTTTTACATCATCTTCATCGTCATCTGCTGAGAACATTTCACCACATTTCTCAATGGGGAATTCAAATTTCTTTGATTTCTCTTCTTCTAACTTTTTCTTTGCTTCCTCTGCTGCTTTAGCTTTTGCTTCATCAACAGCCATTTTTTCAGCTACTGCTTTTTCAGCAGCAACCTTTGAATCAGCAGCCATTTTTGCCTTAGCTTCTTCATCAGCAGCCATTTTTGCTTTTTCTTCTACCTCAGCAGCCATTTTTGCCTTAGCTTCTTCATCAGCAGCCATTTTTGCTTTTTCTTCTACCTCAGCAGCCATTTTTGCATCTGCTTCGGCTTTTTCAGCAGCCATTTTTGCATCTGCTTCGGCTTTTTCAACTGCCATTTTTTCTTCTTCGGTCATAGTATCCTCCTTGATAAAATCTTCTGTATCGTCCGCAGACGCTTTTACAGTACTACCTTCGTTTTTTACCCATTTTTCATCTTCTACATGATGAGTTTTCTTAAACGAACTTATTGCAATAGCCCAACCATTTTTCTTATCATCTGAACCAATCGAATCTGCTTGCGCAGCAATCGCATTAGCTTGGGCGAGAGAAATGGGAGGGGTAATACCCTTTAAAGATGGATTCACATCCGCCTTTGACTTATAAGGAAATGTGACAAGTTCGTTGTCAATTTTTTCTGACATATTTTCTGCCCATTCCTTTGCATAATCTCCACCGAAAAGAAGCCAGTCAACGGTTTCTCTGCTATGTTTGTGTGTGGAAAAATAATTATTAATTTCTTTTATTTTTTCGGGAGTTATTATTTTATTTTTAGTTAAATATCGTGCAAAGGCGATACCTGTAGATGTACCACCTCCCTCCTCTTTTCGAATTTCAAGACCTTTTTCAACAGCATATCTTACTTCTTTGGGGATTATGATTTCTGTGAAAGAGAATTCCTTCTCTAAATCTTCCTCATATTCTTTTGCAAAAGACAAAACAGTTGCATTAGCCATAGGTATAGCAGGAGTCACATAACTTCCTAAAACAGTTACCCCTTCATATCTAAAATCAAGAAGTTCAGTTTTTCCGTCTTTTTTTGGTTGAGTTTTATATACGCTCATTTCGACACTGACAGGCTTTTTTCCTCCATCCCTCTTGAAGAAACCTAACAATGGACCAGTATATCTTTTCCACACATAAGCTATGGCTGATAACATTGTCCTCCCATCTTCCAGTTTTTTACTTGTGATTATAGTACTATCTGGAACAAAACCGCAAGGAACCTCTTCGGGGTCATGTGTATAGACATCATCTAGCACCGCATCATATTTCCAGACAAGAGGGCAATTCTTAATTGTATCTGCTGTGCGAAGTAGTGTCTCTTCGGAAACATACATATCGTGAAGATTATCTCCAGAAGCAAAAAAGTCTAAAGCCAAAAGAGCGAAGTTAGAATCAGGATTTTCCTGAATCATTTCAACATTTTCAATTGCAAAACTAATTTTTTTCATCAATTTACCTCCCTTCCTTGGGTTTTTTATAATATAGATAATATTTTTACATCTAAAGGCATTTTTTTCAAACACTCTTTTAGCTTATCTGTTTTAGCAAAATAAAAATATTTTTTATCGAAGCTCAATAAAGGCAAGCGACAGTGAAATATAAGCCAACTTTTAACATATTTGTTACATCTATATTTTTCAGTAATTATTTCCGGATTAGTAATCATGACATATGTTTACCCTCCTGAAAAAGATTTATCAAATAAAACTAAATCTTTTGTCATTTTTATATTTAAAGCAAATTCGTTGGCTGAATCTTCTTCTTCTACTTGTTCTTGTAACATATCAGAAAGAAGGGGTAAATCTATATATGATTTATTTCCTAAAGCAAAGTCATAAATACTTTCTAGAGATTCGGTTGTACTTTCTTCTGTAGAAATATACAAATCCCCAATGCTTGCTAAAGTATCGATTGTATAAAAAGGTATTATCGGGGAATCAATTTCTCTGATATTAACTTTCCCACCTGTTCTATCGTTTAAATACCCAACTATTTTATCTCCATGACTTTTTTCATGTAAAGATTGCTCATGAAAATATTTGGCGATATTTTTAAGCTGAAAATCTTCGAAAATAGACTCTAATTGAGTATATATCAATTGATTTCGGTATTCGTGTGTAATTTGCTCATTAAAAGCATTATTTAGACTATCTAAGAGTTTCATTTTCCTCCTTTCGCCTCCATCTTTTTTAACAGATTAAGACATTTTTATTAATTAGATTTTTCCACCGCGCCCTAAATTTTGTCCACCGCTCCGGGTATCCTCAGTTTCCTCTGAGATTTTTGTTATATCTTCTTGGGGTCTACCTGGCTTAGCGGGTTGTCCCGTAGCAGTTGTTTTTCCCTCGGGTTTAGCAGGAGTTGCCACACCGGGTACACCGGGGGCAGGTTTTGGATTCAATTTAGCTTGTTTTTCTGCAACCTTTTCTTGATTTTTAGCAGTTTGGTCTGCTAACTCCCGCTGGTTTTTAGCAGTTTGGTCAGTTAAATCTTTTTGCTGTTTACCTGTTATTTCCGCTATTTGCTTTTGACCTTCGAGAGCGGGTGGTTTAATCAAATCCATAAACCCACTCCCTTGTGCTTCTTCCAACTGTTTTCTTAATTGAGCGGGTTTCATTCCTATAGCAGCCGCTATTTTTTGAGGTAAAATAATCCCCACATTAAACAAAGTCATTATAGATTCTAATCTTTGTTGTCTGTTTAGGAAAAATTGTGTACCTTCAAAAACAAATTTAAATTTAAACATCTTAGTGAATTTATTAATATAATAATTCATAAAGATATTAAATTGGTCATATAGCGCTGTCATCATTTGCTCATCAACATTCAAACTCAATTGAGTTTCAAGAACATTTGGCTTAATATCGCTTGTAAATATCAAGTTTGTGTTTACACCACTAGAAGCCAGTGTTGTTTTTAAATAACTATCGTATAACTCATTTTCTGAGTCAAAACTAATACCCTTCATATCTTCCAAAGGCGCAGAAGCAACTTTAATAGCTTCATTAATACTGCTTTTTACTAATGCTAAGAATTTACCAAGTAAATCAGGGCTAATAGCAATCATATCTTTTACACTTGCTTTAGCGTCTCTGTTTAGCATTGGAACTTGACCGATAATCATTTTACTTGCCGCAGCCATAGTTGCTTGCTTTTGAAGATTACGCATTAAAGATTGTAAAATCAAATCACTAAACAAAGGTGTAAAATATGGCAATCTAGTTGCGAGTTCAGGAGAATATTTAAAACATACACCAACATCGATAGGAATATCAACCCAATAAATCCAAGTCGAATTTCTCATCTCCGGTGGCATGGAAGGTATATATGGTTTTTGCTGATTTCCGTTTACCCATATTTCTTTATATTTCTTTCTAAAGAAATCTGGATACATGTTGATATCAACCCCAGGAATTAAAAACCAAAACATATTAAAACTGAATAGAAAGCCACCTTCCCATCTTCCGGTTATTTTGCAATAATCGGCAGGAAGTTCTTGTAAAACAATACTATCTCCTAAATCTCTAATAGCAGCAAAATATGCATCATTCCTTACCATTTGTTTAACAGCAATAGATAATTCTTTTTTATAAGCGAATTTTTCTAGAATGTCCTCTACTGTTTTTAGGTCTTTTTTATATTTCGGGGTTTCATAATCTTTAAGTTCTGCACTTGATGTATATGTAATATCAAACGCAAGCATATCAGCCATATAGGTGATAAGCCTTTTATAAACCATAG